TTTCCTGAGTACCGACTATATCGTCAAGCGTATCAGTAACGGGCTGAAGTACCAGAAGCCCGGTTATAAGGAATTTTTCAGCCGTATCGGACGTAAGTTCTTCACGTTGGAGCCGACTGACCAGAATGATGTCTATATTATCTGCACGGCGAACGGGCTGACTTCCCGGCAGGATATCGATGTCGTGATGAAGGAGGCTGCCACCTGCGATTATGACCTTCGCCGCGTGAAGGATTCCATCCACAAGGTAAAACGCATGAGTGATTTGTAACCCGTTCAAATACCGTTCAAACGCAATTTTAAGGATATGGAAAACAAAT